GTGCCTAACTGGGAGCTGATCGACTTCGATGCGGGCACGGGCCTGCGCAAGTGGATGAACTATGACGAGGCCGGGGACGAGATCCAGATCGCCTACGACCAGGACCGCAGTGCGCAGGACGCAATCCTCAGTTCGAACAAGTCGGCGCAGGCCGATCCTTTCGACCGGAGCAGCGACTTCTGGCACGCCGCGCATATCCCGATCGGGGTGATGTACGAGTGGAAGGTCAAGCACGGCGTCGATGCCTGGGACCCGAACCACAAGCCCGCGGTGATGCGGCTGCTGAACAGCAGCGACTACCGATACCTGCGCGTCCGCAACTTCATAATCTAAGGGAGCGCCATATGGCCTTCGATACCTATGCCGGCCTCCAGGAGGCGATCGGCGCCTGGCTGTGCCGCGACGATCTTGGCGCCCGAATCCCGGACTTCATCCGGCTCGCCGAGGCGCGTTTCAACCGGGTGCTGATGGTGCCGGAACGCGAGCTGGTCGCAACCTTCACCGCGGCGGCTGAAAGCCACGAGCTGCCGGTCGACTTCTGGGGGATGCGGGCGATCCATGCGGATCTCTCCTCCAAGTTCCCGCTCCGGCAGATGAGCCTTGCCGAGCTTCGCCTGGAATATGGCTTCGGACGCACCGGGAAGGCCGCTTCATTATGCGATCCAGGGCGGCGACACGCCGCAAGATTTTTACGTTCGGAAACAGGCCCGGAGCGAGGTCCAGCCAGCGCTGGTCGGCGAACAGCCCAACAGAGAAATCTTCGAAACCATGGGTGCGCAGGCGAGCCCTCCACCATCCGAGGAAATCATTCGCCGCCTTCCCGCCCGAGACCCCTATGAAACCCGAGTTGTAGGCTCCCGTACGGAGGAAGTTGAGCTCGCTCTGCAGCTTCCCGTCGAACGGTATTGGATCGAGCAGATGCGGGGTCAGCAATATGTCCGCATCCTGGAACTCAGCTAGTATCCCGTCCAGGGAGGCGAATATCTCGATGTCCGAATCAAAATAGAGAACCCGCTCGTAGCCAAGGTTCAGAAGATGAGCGAGCAGGAAGGGCTTCAACGAAGCGGAAAATTCAAGCGCGTTGTAGACAGCACTTAGCCGTACCAATTCATCAGCCGCCAGGACCGCATCGCTACCGAGCATGTGGGTCCTGGGGGCGCCGGACTGCGGGTTTTCATTCGTGAGGTCGGTGACAAGCAGGAAGAAGTCAGCTTCGGGATGGATGGAGCGCAACGACTGCTCCAGGATTCTTGCCCGGTGCAGGTGGTTCTGCGTGCACAGCGTGCAGATGGCGACACCATTCATGCGCTCGACCTAGCGCTGGAGAAGCGTGGAGAACAAGGTGACTTCTCGTTCCGCCTTACGCGACCCGTTCAACTCACGCACTCGGCGCCAGCGGATCGAAGCCGAGCCTCGCCAAGTTGATCGCGGGATCGTGCGGGGCATATACTCGAGCGGCGTCGAACTTCCGCGCATCCTGCGGCGGTTCCTTGCCCATCCGCTTGAAATGCTCGGGCCAGTAGGAAAGATAGAAGAGCGTCTGCCGACCCGTGCCAAGAGCCGTCAGTCCGCGCCAGACGATCACCTGGCGCATGAACCGGTCACAGGCCGGGGCGAATTGCGGGTCCATCAAGGCCCAGACCGGCGCGAGGAAAGCCGCTTCCCTGGTGAAGAAATAGCAGCTCGTGTCGATGTGCCGCCCATCGGCCTCTTTGTCCTCAAGGAACGGACAATATTCGCCCGTCGATAGCACGATCTGCCGGCTGCTGAATGCGACCGGCACCTGATATTCCCGGCAGAGCGCGACAAGGCTTTCGATATGGTCTTCAGCGTACCAGTTGTCGGCGTCGAGGTACGCCACTGCATCGAAGCCCTGGTTGAAGGCCGAAACGCCGCCGATGCCACGCGGCGTATTGCCGTAGTCGCGGTGCGAGACCGGCAGGACGATGTGCTGCACCCCGGCCCAGCCAGCGATCTCATCGCGCGGGTGGCCGTCGGCGACCATCAAATGCGTGCACGGATGGGTCTGCGCAGCGACGCTGCGGTGGCAGTGCTCGAGTTGCTCCAGAGGTTCCTGATAATAAGGAGTTATAACGGCGACCTTCATGCCCGGCCTTTAGCGGCAGGCGCCCGTTTCGACCAGCATCAGGGGGGCGATAAGCGGCAGCCGAAGCCAAGCGCCTAACGATCAGGCACTCGGCGCCAGCGGATCGAAGCCGAGCCGGGCAAGGTGAACGGATGGATCGATGGGCTCGTCGGCGCGGGATGCCTCAGGCGCATATGCGTCGGGTGGAACCGGCAGTTGCATGGCCTGGTAATGTTGCGGCCATTTCGAAAGATAGAACACAGTTCGGCGGCCGTTCGTCGTCAGTGGCCAGCGCCGATCCGAGATTATGCGCCTGATGAGCCGGTCGCCCAGTTGGGCGAGCTGCGGCGCCATCATCGCCCAGATGGGAGCAAGGAACGCCGCCTCATTCGTGATCAGGTAGCAATTGGTGTCGATGTGAGCGCCGCTCGACTCTCCAGGCTCCAGCCAAGGATAGAGCTCGAACCGATCACCGACCGCCAGCACGATCTGGCGCAGACTGAAGGCGACGGGAGCGGGGTGCTTCCTGAGTCCATCGACGAGACTTTCGATGTGATCCTCGGCGTACCAATTATCGGCATCCAGATAGGCGACCGCATCGAAGCCACGATTGAAGGCCGAGATGGAGCCGAGGGAGCGAGGCGTGTTGCCATAATCGCGATGGCTGACAGGCAAAGAGAAGTGTTCGACGCCATCCCAGCTCTCCACCGCGGCCCGGGGATGGCCGTCCGCGACCATGATATGCGTACAAGGATAGGTCTGCGCGGCGACGCTGCGGTGGCAGCGTTCGAGCACTTCCAGCGGCTCCTGGTAATAAGGGGTAACGACGGCGACCTTCATGAGCCGCGGATAGCGCGCCAGGGCCGGACCGAACAGCCGTCGCGCTGACGGTGCCGGCAGCTGCCGGCTTCGGGTGCGTTCCGGGTTTTTCCGATCCTGACCAGTGGCGCAGCTGCGGCTGCGGCGCTAGTCCGGAGGCATGCCGTTCAGCCTCTTCGTCGCCGTTCCGTCGCATAGCGCCTCCATTCACCTGGAAGGGGCGGCGACGCTGCTTGCCTTCCAGGAGCTGGCGCTGAGCCGGGGCTGGGAGTTCCAGTTCATCCACGAAAGCGCGTCGGTGATAAGCCAGCTTCGCAACATCATCGTTGCGCGCTTCCTTGCCAGCGGTGCCGATCTGCTCGTCATGCTGGATTCGGATCAGGCTGCTTCGGCGGAGACGGTTCGACGAATGATAGACTTCGAGAAGCCGGTCGTGGCCGCAGTCTATCGCAAGCGGAGCTATCTTTGGGACCGGGTGAACTTCGAGAACGCAGCGAACCTCGAGGAACTACTTTATCCCGGACATGAATATGTCGGCAATCTGGAAGCGGACGCGGACGGCAAGGCGGAGATCGTCGATGGGTTCGTGAAGGCGGTGCAGGTCGGAACGGGCCTGATCTTCATTCGCCGGGAGGTGTTCGAGCAGCTGATGGGGGCCTATCCCGAACTTCACGGCAAGGGGTATTTCGCCAACGTCCGGCCGACGTTCGATCCGAGCCACAATTGGGGTTTCTTCAACCTGCTCGAAAGCGACGACGGGACCCCGCTTTCCGAAGACCTGTCCTTCTGCCGCCGCTGGCGTGGTGCAGGCGGCGAGATCTGGGCCAATGTCGCGGATGCAGTGCCCCATTTCGGGCTGTACGCCTATTCGGGAAACTATCTCGACTATCTCAACGTGATGGCGAAAATCGGTGGGCGACCGCGGTCTGAATAGTGAAGCCGGCGCTCGGCCCGGCGGCGCTTCATCTGGCGGAGCCGCCGCGATGGCGCTAGTTGCCGGCTGATATGCCGTTCAGCCTGTTGGTCGCCGTTCCGTCGCATAGCGCCTCCATTCACCTCGAAGGGGCGGCGACGCTGCTCGCCCTTCGAGAACTGGCGCTGGCGAGGGGCTGGGGATTCGAATTCATCTACGAGAGCTCCGCCGGGATCAGCGAGCTACGAAACGTCATTGCGGGCCGCTTCCTGGCGAGCGGTGCCGACCTGCTCGTCATGCTCGATTCCGACCAGGCGGCTTCGGCGGAGGCGCTGCAGCGGATGATCGATTTCGAGCAGCCGATCGTCGGAGCCATCTATCCGAAGCGTCGCTATTATTGGGATCGGATAAGGATCGAGGGCTCAACGGACCTCGACGAACTGCTTTATCCTGCCCATGATTTCGTGGGCTATCTGGACGCGGACGAAAAAGGCGAGGTCGAGATCGTCGACGGGTTCGCGCGGGCGGTGCAGGTCGGGACCGGGCTGATCGTCATTCGCCGGGAGACGTTCGAGCGGCTGATCGCCGCCTATCCGGAACTTCGCGGCACCGGCTTCTGCGTCAAGGACCGGCCCGGGCTGGACCAGAATTGGGGCTTCTTCAATCCGCTTCCCAACGAGCATGGCGCGCCGCTTTCCGAGGACATCTCCTTCTGCCGGCGCTGGCGCAGCGCGGGCGGCGAGATATGGGCCAATATCGTGGATCCGGTGCCGCATATCGGCCTCAACACATATTCGGGCAACTATCTCGACTATCTCAACGTGATGGCCAAGCGAAGCGGAGCCGCCCGCCGGGATTGAGCGCAGCCCGGCGCTCTCACAGACCTTGCAGGAAGCCGGCGCGCCATTGGTGCGCCTTTGAAGGATGTCGCGCGGAGCTGCGGAGGCACCGACGCGCTGCGCATGAGCAGCCCGATCTCGCCGGGCATGCCCGATCCGGAAGCCGATCCGAAACCTAGCTCAGCCGTCACGTGGCGCGCCCGGGACACGGGCGGCCACCCCGGCGCGAATAAATCAAGGGAGGAACGATGCGCATACCCCTCGACATCCCGCCCGGGCTCGTTTCCGACGACACCAGCTTCACCAGCGCCGGGCGGTACGAAGATGCTTCCAACGTGCGCTTCTGGCGCGGCAAGCCGCAGACGATCGGCGGCTGGTCCGCGATGGCGACCGGCATCGAAGGCAAGTGCCGGACGATCCTGAGCTGGAGCGACAATGACGGCGTGGTCAATGTCGGACTCGGCACGCACAGCAAGCTCTACGTGTTCGTCGGCGGAACGCTGGCCGACGTCACCCGGCGGGCCTCGGTGCCGGGCAACGAGGACAGCGTCGGCGGCCCCGGCTTCGGCGCGGACACCTATAATAGCGGCAGCTTCGGCACGATCCGCACCAATTACTATGCCCGCACCTGGTCGCTTTCGACCTATGGCGAGACGCTGATCGCCAACCCGCGGCTCGGCCGGATCTACCAATGGACGAACGATGCGGGCGTCGCGGCCGCGCCGGTGCCGAACGCACCGGCCACCGTCACCTTCACGCTGGTGACGCCGGAGCGGCAGATCGTCGCCTTCGGCTGCAACGAGGAGGTGGGCGGCAGTTTCAACCCGCTCTGCATCCGCTGGAGCGACATCGAGAATATCGGCGTCTGGACCACGTCGAGCGCGAACAATGCCGGGGAGCAGATATTGGAGGGCGGCGGGCGCATCGTCGCCGCACGGCTGTTCGGCAACGGCATCGCCGTCTGGACCGACAATGCTGTCTATTCCATGCAGTTCGTCGGCGACCCGGGACAGACGTTCCGGGTCGACCGGATCGAGGAGAATTGCGGCCTGATCGGCCCGAATGCCGTCGCGATCATCAACCAGGCGGCCTATTGGATGGCCCCGGACGGGCAGCCGCGAGTCTGGGCGCTGGGCGCGCCGCCGCAGATATTGCCGTGCCCGATCCGATCCGATTTCGCAGACCATGCGGCCGAAGCCCAGGGCGACAAGGTGGTCGCCGCCACGCTTTCCCGCTTCGGCGAAGTCTGGTTCCACTATCCGGACGGACGCGACGGAAGCGGCAGCGAGAACAGCCGTTACCTCATCTACAACACGCTCGAAAATGTCTGGTCGCGCGGGCGCATCGCCCGGACGGCGGCCTGCGACTCCGGCGTGGTCGGCTACCCGCTGATGGTGTCGCCGGGCGGCGAGCTGTTCCTGCACGAATTCGGCAACAATGCGAACGGCGCGAACCTGGAATGGCACCTGACCACGTCGGACCAATATCTGGACGAGGGCGGGCGGCGCATGTTCGTGAAGTCCGTCGAACCCGATTTCGAGGACCAGGAAGGAGCGATCAGCCTGACGCTCAATTCACGCGAATATCCGCAGGGGCCGCAGACAATGCATGGCCCGTTTGCGCTCGCCGACGGCGGCAACAAGAGGGACTTCCGAGCTTCGGGAAAAGTGTTCGCGATGAGGTTCGAGGGCGCCTCGAACCCGAGCTACATGCGCGCCGGCAAGCCGGTGTTCGACGTCTCGGTGGGCGGGCGCCGCTAGACCGCTTCCCGGAAAGGAAAACGGAGCTTTCGCTCTTCTCCGAAGTGTTGCCGATCACCAGCGATCCACAAGGGATCATCCGTTTCCCGAGGCCTCGAACAAGGCGCGCTGCGCCACTGCATCGGCGTTGCCGAGCAGGGTCTCGTGCACATGGAAGACCTGCCACGACAGCCAGTGATCGAGGTGGACTGCGTAACCGGCTTTGCGGGCGCGATTGAAGAAGAAGACGTCCTCGCCGCACCCGCCTTCGATGCCTTCCCCCCAATATTCGGTGGAGAAAAGCGGCACTTCGTTGTTGCCGCGCAGCGTGCGGATGACGTCCATCCTGACGAGGCAGAGGCCGAGGCCGATCATTTCGACCGGGACGACCGATCCCGCTTCGGCATCCGCCTCGGTCGTCCAGACGAGTTTTTCGTCGAGGTCGCGGGCGCTGGGCGCGGTCGGGAAGGTGCGCCGCGGATAGTTGACGCCGACGATCGGCAGGTTGTGCGACAGCAGCCGCAGCAGGGCTCGCTCCGGAAAGGACATGTCCGCATCGACCCAGAGCAGATAATCCGCGCCCCAGGTGACGGCATCGCGGGCAAGGCTGTTGCGGGTGCGTGGAAGCAGGCTGCCCTGACGCATGAACAGCTGAAGATCGGGAATGACGCGGGCGCCGTCGACGACGATCTCCGCCTCGCGGAGCGTCCAGTTGATCATCCGGGCGAGGCTCAGCGCGTAGTGGCCCGTCACCGACAAATAAGCGGGCGTGCAGATCGCTATCTTCATCGCCGCCATCTGCCGCCAAGGGAGCGCCGACGCAATGATCTACGACCCGCAGGACATGGCCGCCTACATGCGGCTGCGCAGCGAGATCGAAAAGGCGATGGATCCGCGCCGCTACACGATCGACTGGCTCGACGGGCAGGTGATTGCCGGCGCCTACCGGCTGTTCGCAAGCGCCGGCGCGATTATCATCGCGGAGATCAGGACCTACCCGACCTGGGCGCGGGAGGTGCACGGGGTCGTCGCGGCGGGGGATCTCGACGAGATCGAGACGGAGCTGATCCCGCAGGCGGAGGAGTGGGGCCGCTCATTGGGCTGCATCGCCGCGCAGATCGACAGCCGCGACGGCTGGGAACGGGTGATGAAGAAGCATGGCTACGAACGGCTGAAGACCGTCATCAGAAAGGAATTCTAATGGGCGTTTCAGGAAGCAGCCTGCAGCAGGCACAGGTGCAGTCGAGGCTCGGCGGTCTGCCGAAGCCGGTTGGCCAGCCGATCGGGCAGCCGGCAGCAGCCCAGGCGCCGCAGGCCACGCCAGCGCCGCAGCCCGCGCAGCCAAGCGGATCGCCGCAGATGGGGCAGGGTGCCCGCCGCCTTGCCCGCAGGCAGCGGCCGATCGGGCAGATGCCGGCTCAGGGAGGGCCGGCCGTAAACGGCCCGCGCATGCTTTCACCGGAAGAGCTGGGCTGGGGTACTGCCAAGTATGAGGATGGCGCCGCACGGACCGTGCGGGCGCTTACGCCTGCGGAGATGCTGGCGCGCGGATCCACCGGAGGATCGGGTTGGATCGACGATCGCGGCAATATGAGCATCCACAACGGGAAGCTGACTCACGGCGCAGAGCGGCAGATATTCGGCGGCAACCCGCTCGAGGAATTGCAGCGGCAAAGGTCCTATGGCGCGGCGATGGACCGGCTGCGGGCCCTGAACGGCGGCCTCGATCTCGATGCTCCGCAGGGCTACGATCCCTATCTCGCATCGATCTTCGGCAGCTAGGCCGGAGGCGTGCCGTCCGGCTGCAACGCCGGTCAAAGCCGCTTCAAACACATGCCGGGCCCCGCGCCCGCAACCATCACCCGGCGGAGGCGGAGCGACAGCTCGCCTGCCGCCGCTCCCGGAATTTCAGACAAGGGGTAGCCCAGTGGGCCTTTCTTCATCGAAGCAGGAAAGCACGAGCGACAGCAAGTCGACCGAGACCGGAACGCGCACGCCGATCAACCCGCTTTGGGTGACCGACGCCGTGCAGAATCTGGTCGGCCAGATCGGCGAGTACGGCCAGACGGATCCCTACAGCCATGTGGCGCCGCCGTCGCCGCTGCAGCAAGCGGCGTGGGCCGGGGCGGGCGCGCTGGGCGGCTGGAAAGATGGCCTTCAGCAAGCGGCCGGGCTGGCCGGAACCGCGAGCGGCGCGAACCTTGCCGCCGCGACGAGCTACCAGGCGCCGAAGCTCGGCGCCCCGCCGCAGGGTGCGGCGGCCGGTTATGGTGCGTCGCTCCTCGGCGAAGCAGGCAAGGCGAACGTCGACTCCTATTCGGCGCCGCAGCTTGGCGGGGCGAGCGGCTACGACCCAGGCAAGATCGGGACGGCCAGCAGCTACAGAATAGCGCAGCTTGGAGCAGCTCCCCAGGTCAGTGCGCAAGGCTATGCAGCTTCGACGATCACGCCGGAGCAGATTGCGGCAAACCGGCAGGCGGCGGCGCAGCGCGGCTCAGACTTCATGGGCGCCTACCTGAACCCGTACACGCAGCAGGTCGTCGACACGACGCTGGCCGACTTCGACCATGAGGCCGGAGAGGTGCGGGCCCAGCAGTCTGCGTCCGCCGCCAGGAACGGCGCCTTTTCCGGATCCCGGTACGGAGTCCGCGAAGCTGCGACCGAGGGCGAACTGGCCCGAAGCCGCGCCTCCACGGCTGCGGGCCTTCGATCGAACGCCTTCAACACGGCGGCGGCGCTTGGAATGCAGGACGCGGACCGCTTCACCAATGTCGACATGTTCAACACGGGACAGACGAACAGCCGGAACATCGCGCAGACGCAGATCAACCAGGAAGGCAATATCTACAACGCCACCGCGCATGCCAATGCCGATCGCCACCTGGCTGAAACGAGGGAGCGGGCGGCGGCGGCGAACGCCCAGCTAACCTCCGAATACGATCTTGCCAGGTTCAACGCGCAAACGGGCGCGAACCGCTACGCCTCGGACGTTTCGAACCGCGACCGCGAGACCCAATATGCCGCCGACGAGCGGGCGGTCCGATATTCGTCCGACATGGCAAACCAGTTCCGTGTTGCCCAACATGGCGCGGACACGGAGGCGCTGAAGTACAATACCGACATTTCCAACCAGGTGGAGCGGGAGTTCGAGGCGACGCGGAATCGCTTCCGGGAAAACAACCTGGCCGCGATCAACACGGCCGGCCAGGCGAACAGCGCTGCCGCCAACCAGTTCGGGCTCGCCAACCTTGAGCTGCTCGGAAATTACGGGCTGGAGCAGGTGCGGATGGACGAGCGGGCGGGGCAATATAATGCCGGCGCGGCGGTGGACTTGGCGAAGTTCAACGCCGGCCAGACGGAGGCAGCGGAGGCGCGAAGGCTCCAGGCGGCGCAGGTCCTCGGCCAGCTTGCCCAGGCCTATGGCGGCGAAGCGCGCGCGGACCTCGGCCTCACAGCCGAGATGGGGCAGCAGCAATGGCAGCTCGCCCAGACCTTCGCGCAGGCGCCGATGCAGCAGCTTGCCGCGCTGTCCCAGCTTTACGGAAGCGCGCCGCTGAACCTGTTCAACGGGCAGCAGATGGATGGGAAGATGACATCGAGGGGCACCGAGGTGACGAAGACCACGCCGTCGCTGTTCAGCCAGCTGCTGGCGGCCGCGCAGACAGCCGCCTCCTTCGGCTCAGGCGGTTGAGCGAAAAGGGAAGAAATCCGCCGTTCCGAGGGAGCGGGCGCAGACGTTCGAAACATGGAGGGATAATATGGGACTGTTCGGCGGCTTTGGACGAAGCCTCGGCAAAGCGTTCAGCAATCCGGATGCGGCACGGCGGCTCGGCGCGGCGCACGCGTTCCTCGAAGGCGACTTCGAGCGTGGCGGCCGGCTCAGCATGGAGGTTGCCGATGCGCGCCGCGAGCGAACTCGGCGCCGCGCGCAGTGGCAGGAGCCGGAGATCGACACCGGCTATGTTCCATCGATATTATCGGGAACCGACCTGTCGGCCAATCTCCGCCCGGGGCCGAGCGTAACCGCGCCGGACCCATGTGGCGCCGGGCCTGGCAGCAAGCGGCCGGGTGGCTTCGAAGCTGGCGGCCCTGCAGGCTTGCCGCCGCTGTCCTTATCGGACGACGATCTGTTGCGGCTGAAGCATCCGAGCTGGAACTCCCCTGAGGAGCGTTTCCCGCTTTCTCTGCGGGGCCGGCGCTAGCAACCGACGAAAGGCGGCGCCTTGGGGCTCGCCTCCTCCATCAACGACAGAGGGCGCTGCTACGACGGCGCTGATCCGATCATCGAGAGGAAGAAGAGATGTTTTCCAGTTTCAACGATGGGGACGAGCAGACGATCGGCGGCGTCACCTACAGGCGCATCGACGGCCGCTGGCATCCGGTCGGCGGGCCGGCGGGCCAGCCTAGAGGTGAGGCCGCGGCTGCAGCGGGCGATACAGGCGCCGGGCCACCAAACTCCGGTAAGCCGTCCATCGGCAGGCTTTCGGAGGATTCCCTCCCTCGTCGAGCGATCCGTTTGCCGGCAATCCGAAGCTCGCGGCTGCGTTGGCAGCCGGAGCGCCGCTCGGGCTGCATAGCGGCGAGCCGATGGCGCAGGACCCAATCCTGGCCAGCTTCCAGCAGCCGTTCGTCCCGGAGGGCGGCAACGCTTTCGCAACTCGACAAGGTTTCGCCGGCACCTCGCCAGCAGCGTTTGACCGGCCAATTTCCCAAGGGGCGCGTGACAGCCGAGTCATGCAATTCCTTCGGCAGGCAGGCTCTGGATCAGAGCCCCATGCCTCGGGGGCCGCCGCTCATCCTTTCGGATTAGGGGCTCGAGGCTTGAGCAGCGGGCTTAGAAGCCGCGGCTTCGCCGTACCCGCTACGAGGCGGTTGGCTGCGGCGCTTCAGATCCCTCATACAGCAGGGGTGGGGGGGCGAAGACGTGCGGCTAGCGACGCGTCCGATGATCCAGAGTTCCCGAGCCGTGGCCGAGAAGCGGTCGACCGATGCGCGAGCGCGTGGACCAGCGTCGAGGAGGCCCGAAAAGGGGGCCCAGACAAAGGTTAAAGAGAAGCCGGACGACTCAATCGGTGTTGGTTACGTCCCGGCGACGGGGATACCTGAGAAGGTGAGAAACGACGTTCCTTTTCGGGCTGCGATGACACGGTTGGCAAAGAAGTACAACGTCGCAGAGGACGATTTATACCGGGTTATGGCTTACGAAAGCAAGCACACCTTTGATCCCTCGAAAGAGAACGAGCTTGGATCCTCCGCTATCGGACTGATACAGATTGGCGATGCATGGGCCTCTGAACATGGGTACACCAAAGCTCAACTCGCAAGAATGTCACGTCTAGAGCAGCTGGAGGTAGTAGACCAGTACTTCTATAGCAGAGGTCTACAGAATAAGGATAAGCCTACTATCAATGACATATACTTCTCAGTGTTCATACCTAACGCTCCCACCGATGCCAAACACGTTCATGCCAAGTCTGGTAGTTCACGATATCGCCAGAATCGCTCCTTTGATCTCGATAATAATGGCGAGATCACCAGCGACGAGATATCCTATAAGATCAGAAGCGAAAATATGCCAGGCATCGGATTATACAAGGCCCCGAGGATCCGTGCGAGGCCGTGGCATCCCATAAACGCCGGGGTGGACTTCGCCTTGGGCATCGCCGAGAGGGCCGCGATATGGCAGGAAGACGAGACGAAAAGGCAGCAGCATCTACGTGCAAAAGCTAAGAGGAAGCGCTGAGTAGAAGTGCGGGTGGTGGCGTTTGTTGTATGATTGTGCCGTAGTTCTCGGAATGGGCGTCTCTTGGACGCTGTTGAACGGTGGTTCGTTAGCGGAGGCAAGCCCTCGTCAATCTATGATTGCCCCGAACATGCTCAATCCCCTCTCGTGCAAGCCGATTAGTTCGCATGCTCGCTGGTCCGGAAGATCTGACTTGAAGCAGGCTGCACGATCCTGCTCCAAGCCGTGATCGAGTAGGATCATGTTCTGATTGATCTCGTCCGGCGGGCTCGCGTCTTCAGGGTTGAGGCGCAGGTAGCGCGCAACCACATCCTCCCCGCCTGGCGTGTCGCGCGCCAGAAGTATCGCGGCGGTTTCTTCCGGGGACGTCCCCGGCGGTACGACAGCGCCTAGGCGGACCAAGGCACGCTGATGATAGCCCACTCGGGTGCATGCAGCTTCGCTGCCCTTACCATCCCCGTCGCCGCTAAGGTAGCAAGCCTCCCGATCCCGCCGCAGCGTCGCCAGTAGCGTCGCAACCTCAGGTCCGTCCGCCCGCCGAGCGGCCGCCGCGACTACGGCCGGAGCAGGGTTGGCCGGAGCATCGGTGGCTGCGGCATCTCCGGCCTCCACAGCGACGTCTGGCGCGGCTTCCTGCCACGACGGAAGGTAAGCAATGCCAGCTCCAGCAAGAAGCAGCGCCGAGGCAGACACGATATAGAGGGCCCGCACGATAACCTCCTGAAGGTCAGGCGATCCTACCAAAAGCCGCGGCCCTCATCAAAACAAATGTTCACCTTATGTCGCAGTGCAGTTCGAACCAGACCGCGAGTTCATCTGGGCCCTGCAACGAAGAAAAAATCATCCACGGCTCCTTCGGGAGCCTTTCTTTTGGGGAGGGCGCCATGTTCTCGGAATGGGCGCCTCGTGGGCGCAGTTGAAATCGTAGGGGTCGCCAGCGCCGGGTTGGCAGTCGCGGGATCGAGCGGGGCCTTCGCCCGCTGGGTCGTGCAGGAATTCAAGCGGCAGGGCCTGAGGCTCGCCAAGGTGGAGGGCGAATATGCCACGCTGTACCGGGAGCATTCGCTGGTGCTCGTCCGGCTCGAGCGGTTCCGGCTGGCCTTCCAGATGGTCGCTTCCGAACTGTCCCGGAAGTCGCCGGGGAACATCGCCCTGGTTCACGCCAAGGCGCTTCTGGACGATGCCTTCACCGTCGAACCGGACCTGCCGGAGGATCTGAAGGCGCTGATCCGCAAGCTGGATGCCCAGACCGCGGATCGATGAGGGGCCTGCCGATCGCGCCTCGACAGCTGCCGGCGCGCCCGCGGCGTGGCACCCGGCAGACGCACTGACCAGACACCGAGGCCGCGCAAATCGCGGCCGGAGTACCCGCACCAGCCGCGGCTGAAGGCACGATGACGTGACCGCTCCGCCGCACCGCCGCGGCCTGCCAGCCGCTCACTTTCAAACCTCATGCGCCGCGACAGGCGCCCTTCCGGGGAAAGAACCATGCGCAACATCTCCGCAATCGTCATCCACTGCTCGGCCACGCCCGAGGGCAAAATGTTTACCGCCAAGGACATCGACGCCTGGCACCGCGGGCAGGGGTGGAACGGCATCGGCTACCATTTCGTGATCCGGCTGGACGGCATGGTGGAGACGGGCCGGCCCGTCGAAGTGCCGGGATCACATGTTAAGAATCACAATTTCGACACGGTCGGCCTCGTCTATGTCGGCGGCTGCGATGCCGCCGGCCGGAAGGCGAAGGACACCCGCACGCAGGCTCAAAAAGCGGCGATGCGCAAGCTGGTGGACGAGCTGCTGGCGCGGTTCCCCGGCGCGAAAGTGTGCGGCCATCGCGACTTACCGGGCGTGGCGAAGGACTGCCCGAGCTTCGACGTTGCGAAGTGGCAGAAGGAATCGGCCGCGGGAGTGCGCTCCTGATGGCCGCGGCGCTCCGGCACCTCAAAAGCAGGCTCGGCGAGAAGAGCAGCTGGGCCGGCATCGTCGCCGCCGTGTCGGGCGGCGCGCTGCTTCCCGCACCTTATTCCTGGCTGGCCATCGCCGCCGGGATCATCGGCGTCCTCGTTCCCGAGGCGCCCAAGCCCTGACCTCTCACCCGGGGAGCCATCCATGAAAGCACTTTTCGCAGCCGCGGCCGTGATGGCCGCGAGCGCTTCGGCCTTGCCGCGTCAGACGGGGCAACCCTCGCTCGCGCAGCAATGCGCGATGCTTGCCATGCTGCAGGCACGGGAGGCGGGAACGCCGCCGCCGCGCAACTGGCAGCAGAAGAAGGCCCGGCAAAGGATCATCGCATGAACCCGCTCGCATTCCTCGGCTCCGCACGCCGGCATTGGAAGCTCGCCGCGCTGGCGGCGGCGCTGATCCTGGCGGGTATCCTGCACCTGCGGCTCGAGAGCACGAAGCGGCATATCGCGCGGGTCGAGGCGCAGCTTGCGGAGGCCAAAGGCGCGATCGAGCTGCAGAATGCCGCCGTCGTGGCGCTGAAGCGGGAAGGCGAGGCGCGCCGGCGTGCTGCCCGCGAGGCGCTCGAGCAGGCAAGCCGGAGGCGCGACCGGGTCGAGACGACCGCGCGCAAACTGGAGGCGCCGCGGCCGCTCACCGGCCGTTGTGAGACCCCGAAGCCGATATTGGAGGCCGACCTGTGA